CAATGAAGCGTCGATCTGTCTGAATGGGTCAAGTGTGCCGTAATGCTTTGATCGCATTTGACCTAACCCCCAGTGTGACCCGTTCCGCGCCGTGTATGACCACCGACTTTCCTTTGTAATTATGCGGTTGAAACACTGGAACTCTTTGTAATCCAAAATTCTTGAATGTGCATAAAGTTTCAAGTGATCAATTGAATAATTGGCTGAATTGGCGTTTTGTATCCCTGTTGTCGAAGTAACCGCCAAAATGGCAATACCCGCCCCAAACCGTTTTCTGCGCTTCAGCGAACTAACCGCCGACGCGGTTCGCTTCTCGCGAAGAAATCGTATCCCATGTGTCAATGATTGAATAACTTCACGCATGGCGTTGGGCGTGTCCCACAGGGTTTTTGCACCTGTGCATAACTTCTGTGGATAACTCATTGATGTCCCCAACCCGTACCCTTAAACGAAATGCCAAAGGTTGAGTAGCGTCGGCTCATGTTTGCCCCGCAGCAGATTGGTTGGTTTTCGTCGTGGATTGACTTATCCACCTCAACACGGATTTTGCACACTGTGCATTCAAACTCATAGATTGGCATTGGAATTCCCTATCTGTGCAACCCCCATGACTTCGCACTTGGTGCATTGAATCACTTCGACACCGTTTGGCAAGTTGTCCGTTATTTTGTGAATCAATTGCTTGGTTATCTTTTTGCATTTCCTGCATTCAAACTGGATTGTTTCCATAATTGCTTCTCCGTAAATTCTCGATCGGCTGAAGGTTTATTTGTGTGACCCACCAATTAGGTTGCTTTGAATGACGGTACTTCGGACGTTTTGCCATAGCAATGGGAATCCAACCCGCAATGAAATAATTTGGCGATTCACCAGTCACCAAAATTGCCACGTCGTTCGGTCGATCGTATTCATGAACAACTAAATGTCCGGCAACGTATTTCGTCCAGCGCACCTCAAAGTGACTGCCTACGTCTGCTTTTACTTTGTATTTGTTTTCATAAGGGTTAAACGGTAAATCAAGGTACTTGGCAACAACCCACTCACTGCCAATGCTTTGTGCGTCTTGTGCAATTAGATCGTGGAACGATTTGTCCATTGAATACCCGCCTTCACGGGTTTGCCAATAATCGTTGTTATCTTTTGCCAGTTCCAATGCAGCCTTATGGCAAACAAATTCCTCTGCCCGCGTCAATGTCATTTTCACCGACAACCCCCACAAAGCCAAGCAAGTTTTTCGCCACCCTGACCGATTTTGTAACCAAATGGGTCAAGTTTCATAACCTTTGCGCACCCGTCGCATTGTGCGACTTTGTATTCTGCAATGACTTCACCGTCTTGCAGCAGTTTCGCAGTCATGCTTTGTGGATAAATAATTTCCACTAAATCGCTCATACCTGTGGCTCCCATTTTCCTGTTGAGCGTAGGACATACCAACGCGGGGTGCATTGGGTTGCCTTTGTTTTTTCGGTGCAGAAATACCCGCCCCAAGTCTTTGGTGAACCGTCATGTGATTGCTTCCAGATCATGTGACCATGACTGCATTGCGGTGCTTCTTGCACTAACTCACCGCCCAATTGCTTGGCAATTTCGTCCATTGATGAACCCAATGAAGGAATCCCAGATTGTTCGGCTTCACCCGCGGTTTTGTAACTCGGCACGTCACCAAATTTGGTTGTCCAATAGTCGTAATCCTTTTCCGTGTTTGCCACTTTTGCGGTTGTCTTTTCGACTTGTTCCATAATCTCTTTGGTGCTTCGTTCCGCACCGCCCATGACAAGTTGTTGCACGCGCATAATTGCTGAAGTCGTCGAATCTTCTACAAGCCGTAAGCGTAATCAATGCCCGCTGGGTGCAAATCAGTGTCATTTCGAAACGCCTTTGCTTCAACAAGGACGTACCCCTTTTCAGCACTGAATTCGACTATGCGGGTTTCAATGCGTCCTGTTGGGTAGGTTTTTAACCAGCGCTCTAGTCTTTCGCGTGAAGCCTCATAATTGTCCAAGAACCCCATTAGTTGACCGCCTTATTGCTTAGGTGGCGAACCATTGCCTTACGGCGTGCCATGCCTTCACGCTTGCCGTCTTTGAAGCCTTTTGCGTAACCAACCGCAGCCCCAAGCACCATAAGGATTATCACTAACACCAAACGACCCAATGTTTCTGGGTCTAATAGATCAAGTACCATTTTTGAATTCTCCCGATTCTAGGCGGTAGGATTACCACCTGAACTCAGGGTGACGCATGATCGACGCGCGGTCAAGAACCTTGCGTGTTTGTCGGCGTGTCGATCGGCTTGGGTTTGGATTTAAGTCCATTACCAGCAAGCACGCCGCCCAATGAACCAGTCAGAAAAATTGCCAATGTTTTCAATAAATCAATAAAGGCTGCGTCGTTGGGTGCTTGCGCTCCGATTGGCTGGGTCACAAAGATAAGCGCATAAGTTATGCCGACGGTTACGATCAAGAACACCGCTGCAAGGGTTGCGCCAATGATCAAAATAAGTTGCGCGTGTACGTCCTCAGGGGTTCGACGGCGTGCTGGTTTGTCGTGTTGGGAATCCAAGTATGTCGTCAGTACACGTTCCAGTGGGGACGCATTGCGGTTTTTTGCATTCTGGTTTTGACCAGTTTTCAAATTCTTGGCATTCATAGCGCACCCAACCCTGATAGCCGCAAGCGGACATGGTTAGTGCAAGTGCCCAAACCAACCATGCCGCCGCGACTTTTCGGGCTACTTCCCCGTTAACCCGAAACTCTTATCCTGCGGGTTCAACCAACGCAAGATCACTGGTGCAACCGCCGCAACACCTGCCATTGCAAGTGTTTTTGGGTCAGTAACGCCTGCCATGTAAAGCGCAAGCGCTGCTGCCATAAATGAGCGCGCCCACGACGCTGCTAGGGCTTTGGCTTTGTCCATTTTTTTGTCTCCTTCTTTGGTTTGTCTCCCGAAGTTGGAACTGCAACCGTTGGAAATTCGCCCTTGTACGGAACGAACTTTGGAATTCCAAAACCGACGATTTCTTTTCCTGCTCCATACGAACGAACCTTCACCATGACCATTCCGCCATTGCGCTGATCGCCTGTCCCGCTGGTGTTGCCCTCGATCGTCAAGCAAGTCTTTGTGTCAATTAGTCCGACAACAATTCCAATGTGTGAAATGCGGTCAACGCCGTCGTGCGGAAAGTCCATAAATGCCAAATAGCCTAATTGCGGCATTCCTGACCAGCGTTGAATCTCTTTGAACTTATGTGCGCCTTGCGCCGTGCCCACAACTGAATGAATTTTGACACCCGCTTGGGCTGCACACCAATTGACAAACGACCCGCACCACGGCAAACCGTCAGCCTTTGTAAATTTCCCGTATTTGGTCAGGTTGTCGCCTTCTTCGATTGTGCCGACTTCTGCCGCTGCGACTTCGATCAGGCGTGCGTTTGTACCTTGCGGGTATGTCATGACAACAATGCTGCCACTTCGTCAGCGGTCAAACCCAGTTTTGCAAGAACGGCAGTCTTTTCAGCGGCTTTTGCGTCGGCTTCTGCCTTTGCTTCTGCTTGCGCTTTTACAAAATCCAAACGTGCTTTCGTTTCGGCTGCCGTTTCATCTCTTTCAGTAAATGTTTCTTCGCCTGTTGTTATGTCAAATGTCTTTTCAGTAATTTTCATTTTTTCTCCTTATGCGCTGCCGTAGATGAAAACAGTACCTGCGTCCCAGTTTCCAGAACTAGAAACTAAAGAAACGCTTGAAATGGTTGATGTTCCCGCATAATAACCGCCAATGATGTCTTGTCTTTGGTTAGTACCACTGGCAGCGTTTGCCGAAATTGCACCGTTAATAACTTTAACACCCGAAGAATTGCCACCACTTAAAATCAAAAACCCAAATGCCGCTGAAGCCGCATTGTCGCTAAATACTGCAAATTTAAAATAAGGATCGCCACCGCCATTGGTTGTTGAAATTGCAGTTTGTGAAAATGCCGAACCATTGGTGATTCTTGTGCCATACCATTGATAATTTGCATTTGTAGTATCAGCATTAAAACGAATTCCTACATCTGAACTGCCATTTGCGGAACTTCCGCCACTAAGTAAAATCATAATTTTATCTTGTCCAGAAATGCCTGAAATTGTGATCGTTGTTGCGCCTGTCAAAGATGTACCGCCTGCATTAAGCAATGACCAATTTGATGAAACCGCTGGTGCTGCACTCCATGCTGGCAAACCACCTGAAACCGTCAAAACCTGACCAGTTGAACCAATGCCTAAGCGCGCTGGTGTTGAACCGCTTGACGAATAGATCGTGTCACCCGTTGTTGTCATTGGGTTGGTCATGCCCGCACTATCTGCGCCCCAAACAAAATCCATGTCGGTGTTTGAATTCTTTTTTAACACCTGCCCAGTTGTTCCGCCTTTAAGATCAGCCAATGACGTGTCAACCGCTTGTCCAAAAACCTCAAAATCGGCTGGAAGGTCTGTGACTAGGTCACTCGACGTTGGCATTTGCCAGTTGAAATTACTTGTCGGATTTGCCATTTGTTCCCCTTTTCTACGCCACTATTGTGGCATTTGCCCAGTCTAAAGTCGGCGACACGCTTGACCATGTTTCGGTGATTGGTACGTCATTCCAACGCATTGCCTGTAATGAATAGGCAAGCGGTGAAAGCAACAAAGTCACCGAAAGTTGATTGTAGGAAGCCTGAAACGACCAGCCCTCGACGAAACCTTGAAACGTTCCAGAATTCATGTTAAGCGGTAGATTGTTCAGCGCAATTGCTTCACCCATAAAAACGCCCAAAAGGTTGTCGCGGTCTGCGTCGTCCAATTCTGGGTTGGTCAGATCAAAAGTCACGTCGCTGAAAATTGGTTCAGGGTTGGCACGCAATGAAAGATTGAAGTTTGCTTGGGCGGTTGCGTCGGCTGAATTGTGCAAGGTTGTCGTAATA